TTTGTATACTTGCATAAATGAATGCTTTTTCTCTTTCGGACATCGCTTCAAGGACTGAAGGAAGAATATGAAGTTTCTGCAGGGCAAAATGCGCGAGATTAAACTCCGCATCGCCCTGCTTTATTAATTTTTTGCTTCTTCAACATCCTCATTTATATCTTCGTCAAGGCTGCTTAATTCTCGAACCTTTTGAGCAAGCTCCGCATATTCACCAACATACAACATTTTTTGAAGCAGTGCAGATTCACCAAGTACGCCGTATGCGCTTTGTAATTCCGCATTTCTTAAATCGGGAAATACAACTGCGCTGGCTGTCAAGGCTGACACGTATTCCGCCCTATCAAAGGTTTCAACCCCTTTTTTATCTTTTTTTGTATATTTTTTAATCAGAAACTTATTTTCTTCTTGAGTAACAGGCTTTATAATAAAAGGAACTGGCTCTCCATCTTCCTGAAACCGGTTTGATATAACAACCTCCTGATTCTCAACTTTCACTGGATTTAAAAATGCATTTAATGAACTCATGTTATCATTCCTTTCTTTTTTGTATTAAAAAAGCACCCTTTCGAGTGCTCTATATTATAATATTTTATT